CCTTAGCCGCAATCAATTTTTCCTCTTTGTTTTCGGTCGCACTGATCGGATTCTTTTCTTTCATTTGGTTTTTCTGTTCAGTCTCCAACTTGTCATGCTGTTCTTTGAGCAGATTAAACCGCTCCTGCAAATCACTCTTCTTGTTTTTCAGTTCATTGATATCCTCGATCGGTACCGCAGGATTAGCCAGCTTGTCGACCAACTGACCCTCGATGTTTTGCAATTGGCTTCCCACCGTCGCCATTTTTTCCTTAATTTCATATAGCGTGAACGCCATATTACATACCTCCCAAAATGTTGGTGATTTTCTCAATGTTTGATTTGGAAGCGGCAATTAATCGCTTCCTTTCTTCCTGGCTTAAAGCCGGCTTTTTCTGGCTCTGAAATGCCTGTAGCAGTTCATTCGGAGTGTTTTTATACCTCGCGAACAGTTCCGTATTGATCCCGGCTGCAATCTCCCTCTCCGCTTCCAACACTTCATCACAGAAGCCATAATCATAGCACTCCTGCGCCGTCATCCACGTTTCACCATCCATGAGCTCCGACAACTTTTCTTCACTCAGATTCTTGGCCTTTTCCAAATAGGCCGCCACCAAAGACCCTCTGATTTTGTCCAGGTCATCCGCCATTTTTCGCAAGTCAGAAGCGTTTCCGAAAACCAGTGTCCATGGATTATGAACCATCATCATCGCGTTTGGGGGCATGTACACCACATCCCCCGCCATGGCGATCACACTGGCAATGCTGGCGGCGATCCCGTCCACATATACATTCACCTGGGCCTTTTGCCGCTTCAAAATAGAATAGATCGCCTGACCCTGAAAGACGCTCCCGCCTGGTGAATTGACATAGACATTAAGCGTTTGAATGTCGCCCAAGTCTTCTAGGTCCTCTTTAAAACTCTGCGCCGTAGTGTCGGAGTCATCCCATTTGTAAGAGACAATGTCACCGTAAATATACAACTCCCCGGTTTTGTTCGCAGCATTCTTAAACTCCCAGAACTTTTTCATCGATCTTCTCCCCTCCCTCCTCCCGTTTATCAATCGGCGATAGATCGCGGCTCATGTACAGGACATCACCTCCCGGAAGTGGTGGATGCTCTTCAAAGGCCCGGATTTCGTTCGGTGTGAACCACCCGGATCTTACCCCCTTGAAGTAGAAATCCCCCCGTGTCTTGATGTCTCCACGCAAAAGAGCGTTCACGTTGAACTTGAATCCAAGTCCCTGCAAACGCTCTCGTCGGGTTAACAATTTTCGATTAAACTCCTGCTCGTACTGCCGAACAATCGGGGTAAGGGTCCACACAACAAATTCCAACGAAAGCTGCTCCATGCTGGAATAACTGGAGCCTTCGGTCTCACCCAGCATATGAACGGGCATATTGAAAACGCTGGCCACCCGGGATCGTGTGATTTTTTCAACCTCGAACACCTTCGAATCGATAATGCTTCGGTCAATCGGAGTAACCTCCATCCCCGCTTCCTGGATGATCACTCCACCGTTCTCCTGATAGAACTGTTTGAAGTTATCCAGGATTTCTTTTCGCTTCTCCGCACTTAGATTCGTATTCATCTTCAGGATAAATGAGGCTCGGATGGCACTATTCATCTGATCCAGGCTAAACGTCCGGACCTTTCCATCGTAATCCACTGTGTTGCGAAGAACGTCGAGCGGACTAATCCCCTTGTAACCGCCAGAATAAGAAGCGATACCTTGCCCAGCTGCCGCAATATGCTTGACGTGGAGCATATCCATGTTGTGTACATAGTAACGGCCCTTGTCTCCATCGATTTCATACCACAGTTCCCGAGTCGTTTCCTCTACAACAGGTTCCACCCGGGATGGGTCCAAAACCAATAGTGCCTCTATCTGAAATGATCCATCATACATTTTGAGCGCGTACCCGTTCCCATAAGTATTACGGGCTGTCTCCATGGTTCGTACGAAGTCAAAGCCTGTCATATTTGGATTGGGTGCATTCGACAACAAATCCCCTGACGGCCGATTCACAGGCGTGAAGTCTTTGTACAATTTGAGGGGTAGGCTGGCCATGGCGTTGGAAAGGCGGGAGACCGCAGAGAAAATAGTCTCGTTTGTGGCCAACGTATTGCTCGTTCTGCTGGCAAAAATATTATGTGACGAGAACCATTTGCTAAAGTCATAGCCCGATCCCGTATACTTTGCCCTCAGCACATCCCAGGCTAGTTTCATCCGCTGAATAAACTTCAACTCTTCACCCCCTCTCAGCGCCCCATAATATCTTTAATCGAGATTACTTCAAGATTGGTTCCCCCAGGAGCCGTCATCAGCTTCATAACCTCTGTGTGGGCGTTTAACCAGGCTGCGAAACCATCTATTTTCCGGTACCGGCTTTGCTTCGTCGGCATCCAGTTCCCATTGCGATCCTCGACCAATTTCACATTGTTCAAATACCACCGAAACATCTTGTTCCGGTTGAATACCACTTTTCCGTCCAACAGGAGCTCCTTGATATCCTTAAGAGCCGGGCTGAGAGTGAGGGCTCCCTGCCGCACCACCTGTGTCTGAAACCCGTGGGCCTGCAGATCGGCCACCAACCGGAAAGCGTTGGCCGGATCGTAGGTGATCAGATCAATGAGATAGCGCTTGGACTGTTCTACAAACCAATCATACACAGCCTTGTAATCCACATAGTCCCCTCGGCAGATGGTTAGCAGTCCCTCCCTCTCCCATTCGCGATAGGGTAGCTTTTCATTGTCCAGCTCCACCTTTCGCCGCGGAATAAAGGAGTGAGACAACACAAAAACCCGCCCGTCATCCAATGGAAACTCCAGGCAGGCGGACGTAAAGTCTTCGGTCTGCGATAAGTCGAAACCGCCGATGCAGTTTTGGCCCTCCAGCTCGGACAAATCGATCATGTCCTTATTCCGCTTGATAATCTCGTGATCGATAAATGAGAGTTCATCCGTTTGTACAAAGACATTCAGCCGCTTCGCGATGAAGTCAGCCCGCTCCGCCGGGATATGCTTCCGGGTATTCCACTCCTCGATCAGGGTATCCAAATCCAACGTTACACCAAGATTCGGGTTGGCTTTGACCCAGTTGGTCGGGTCATCGACATCATCCTCCTCATCAATCTCGGCCATGAAGTAAAAGGATCGCTCATCTTGGATCACTCCCTCCAGCACGTCGGCCGCCTTCTCGTAGTAGTCCATGAGCGGACCGTCCAGCTGATACCCTGCCGTGGTGATATAGAGAATCAGCGGTTGCTGCCTGGCCCCGGTGCTGTTTTTGATCACGTTGATCAGTTTGTAATCCTTGTACTCGTGTATTTCGTCGAAAATCCCCAAGTGACAATTCAATCCATCCAACTTTTCGCTGTCAGAGGCTTGGGGCTCGATTTTGGAAAATGTCTTATCATATCGGATTTCGTGCAACACGGGCTTAAAATGCCTTTGAAACAAGGGGGATTTTTTCACCATGTTCTTGCACTCATCAAACACCACCCGAGCCTGCTTCATGGAGTTTGCGAGCATGTATACCCGCGCCCCGTTCTCCCCATCCTTGGACGCGCCATAGAGGGAGAGCCCGGAAACCAATGTGGACTTTCCGTTCTTACGCCCCACAAAAATAAGCCCCTCCTTGAAGCGTCGGAGCTTGGTATCTTTATGGACCCAGCCATATAGTGAACCGATGATAAAGTGCTGCCACGGCTGCAAGGCCAACCGCGTAAAATTCCCCTGTGACGGCCGACAGAACCGTTGGATGAAATCCACCACTCGGAATCCTCTTTCTTCATCGAAAACCCAGGGGAAAGCCTTCGTTCCCTGCCGTTTCAAGTCGTTGAGATGTCGATCACATGCCTGTCGCACCTTTTTGGAGGTGACGATCCGGCCGGCAATCACATCTTTGGCGTATTGTGTCGTCTGTAGGTCAGAACTCTTCGAACTCATCCACGGCCACCACCTCCGATACTTTTTTGTCGGAAGCAGGAGTTAATTTCAGTTCCGCCAGTAGTTTCCGCTGCTGTTCCACGACTTTCAACACTTTATCCACCGATTTGTTATCCCGATACATTTCCTGTGAACCGTTCTTGAAAAGCTCAACCACACCGCGTTTTTTTAAGTCGTCTAGGAGCTCATGTTTCATCTGTTCGAGAAGCGCCATGCTATCGACCAACAAAATAGTTCGTTCGTTGAGGTTGCTTTCTTGCTGTAATTCGTTTATGATGATGTTGAAAAGATCCTTTGCGGCTTTTCGCCGGATGATCGGTTTTGGCTTAACCAATTTTTCACACCTCCTACATATGGAAATTACAGATAATCCCTCTCGCCTCGGCGGGAGGGTTTTTGGTTTGTGTCAACCCCCCTCGTGTTGGCGGCGGGCTGCGGTGTAAAGGAAACGGCGCGCCGGTCCCTGGGAGAGTCAGTTCCCAGAATTTAGGGTAGGGGGGTGTCATCCGATCCCTTCAATCCCATTTCCAACCATTTTTATCACCCGCGCCTTGCGCCTCCTTACCTTCCTCTCAGTTGCCTTCCCTCCTGCCTTCTCTGGGTGCAGTTGATTGTGGCAGGCAGCACATACACTCTCCAGGTTATCCAGCGACAGTGCCTTGTCCGGGTTGTCCCCCAGGTGTTCGATGTGGTGGACGATGTTAGCCGGTGTCAGCACACCGCGGCGTAGACACCGTTGGCATAGGTAGTGGTC